TACAGCAGCCGGTACAGCAGCTTCTGCCGGCCTTTCGCCAGTCAATAGAGCAAAAGCCTTTTGTTGACGATTGATCTCATCGATTTCCGCTTGACTTTTTGCAGCTTGCGCCAGAGACGCGCCTGCTGCCGCCTCTCGTTGTGATCGCAAAGCAATATCATTCTCTCTCTGTTGCAGAATCTGAGATAACTGCATGGCACCAACCTGATCTCCAGCTTGGACAAGCGCTCGGATGCCCGTCCGCATAGACTCTAGGTTAGTAGGATCAATCTGCCGTGCAATAGCATTCCTCTGGCTGATCAACTGCAACTGCGGGTCTTGAGCACCCAAGGCACCGCCCAGAGCGCCAGCAAGGCCATAAGCACCACGACTGATGGCGTAGTTGGCTTGTTGAAAAGGCGTCAGCTGCGCGTATTGCAGCGCCCGCTCATCAGCCTGCGCCATTTGACGCTGCTGGTACATTTCCGGCGTGACGCCGAATAGAGATGCAACGATGTCTGTAGCCATATTAGAACTCCAAAGACCCCACGTACTCACCGCTGAACGGATTTACGCCGGCACCGTAACCGCCGTAGCCAAACCCACTTACGGCTGGACGCCCACCAAACAAATTGGCCGTACCTCGCATGAGCGCGGGGTTCTGCGATGCGCCTACTAGAAAAGAGGCGAACGGGTTGAAAGCATCAGCCCTAGCTTGCGATTGCGCCGCAGCCATACCACCTTGCAGTAGCGCATTCGCGCCGGTAGGATTTGCAATACGGCCGCCCAAAGCAGAGCCGATGTTTAGAGGATCTTGGCCCAAGGCCTCTATGCCGGTCAGCCCCGCCATGTACGCCTTATACGGGTCTAGCGCCCCCGCTTGACCGGCATAACCCTGCGTGAGCAAGTTGCCGGCCGTGCTGAGCAGCCCCGCACCAAATCGGGCTTGATCCATGCCTGCTTGCTGGGCTTGAGCGGCCAACGTCGCGTCCTGCTGGGCGATGGCGTTGTAGTACGCCTCCATCTCCGGCGTCGTTGCCCCGAGGCCCGCAGCGCCGCTCGGGCGCTCGCCGGTAGCCCCGATAGAAAGACCTTCACGACCCGTCTGAAACAGTCTGTTTTGCAACTGCGCCATCTGGCGCTCACGGCTGGGGGCCAGCAAGTCCTGCTGCCGAGCCATGTACTGTTGCGCGGCTTGCTCGGGCGACTGGGCGAGGTACTGTTGTCCCAGGCCAAACAGTCCCTGCGCTCCAGCAGATAGCGGAGCAAACGCTTCTTGCGCTGCCTCGGCCTGCGACAGCCCCTGGCCGGTTAAGGCCATAAAGCGATCTTGCATCGCCCGTAATTCAGGCGTCAGCTCGTAGCTTGCGCCACTTACGCGGCCGTCAGGCCCCGTAGTGAACTGCGACTGACCAAACCGTGTCGTGATGCCAATAGGACGAAACCGCGCCTCGTCAGCAGTGATGCGCGCTGCCTCGATTTCCGCTCGCGATTGTGCTTCAGCGGCTCGGCGAGCAGAACTGCCACCCATCAAACCACCAAGTAACGATAAGCCGCCGCCAATAATTGAACCTATAGGCATATCAACCCCCAATCAAAACGTCGTCCACCTTTGACGGGTCTTTCTCGTCAGTGGCGTGGATACAAAACCAAACACAATCGTCTATGGCCTTGACGCCGTGCGTCAGGCCAGCCTTAATCTCTAAACACGCCGGGGCGCTGATGATCTCGATCTCTTCGCCCATCAGCACCGCCACCTTACCCTTGGCCAAAATTGACAAATGACTAAAGTCATGCGTGTGCTTAAGGATGGCGACACCAGCAGGAAACCGAGCTTCCTTGGCATACAAACCATCGCTGAAGTGATGCAAAATCATTCGTACAAAATGTTGATTGATCCGGCGTCGAAGGTGTCAGTGCCGTTGACGGTGGTAATGCGGACGCTGTCTAGGGTGCCGGAGAGGGCCGGTGTATAACCAGCAGACATATATATTGCTCCGGCAGCAGTGCTATATTGTGAATTACCGCTTGCAACCCACTGGTTTGAAGAAAATAAACAGAGTACAACCATGCCGCTAAAATTATTTGCCGCAGGTAATCCGCCTGTCACGGCAATGCCAGTGGTTGATCCTGCCTGACCGGCTCCCCCATTAATAGCGCCACAACTTGAAAGATACCCAGATGTGTTGAAAGAAGTAGAACCAACTTGTACTTGTACAACGCTTGTCCCGTTCGTACTCACCCCATTGAACATCACCGTGATCCGCTTCACCCACGACGGGATGCCAGTGAAGTCGATGCTGGTTCCAGAGGTACTGGCCTGAGCAGTTCCAGATGTAAGTATGCTGGATGCCATAGAGGACATCACAGCGCCGGTAATAGTTGGTCCAGTGCCAAGAACATTAGCACCAGATCCAGTTGATGTAGTTACACCGGTACCACCATTGGCAACCGGCAAAGTTCCAGTAACACCAGTGGTCAACGGCAAGCCAGTGGCATTAGTCATAGTGCCAGAACTAGGGGTGCCAAGAGCGCCACCATTGACAACAGGAGCGCCAGCATTCCCAACATTGACAGCCAGTGCTGTAGCCACACCAGTACCGAGTCCAGACACTCCAGTAGAAACCGGCAGACCAGTGCAGTTCGTCAGAACGCCAGCAGAAGGAGTCCCAATGTTCGGCGTTACTAGTGTTGGAGATGTAAGAGTTGGAGATGCTGTATCCGCTTTCGTTGCAACAGCAATTGCAATGTTTGCAAACTCTGTGTTGATCTCAGTGCCCTTGACGATCTTCAGCGGATCACCCGACGGCAGCGCGTCCTTTGTGGCGAAATTCGTGCTCTGAACGTAATTACTCATGATATCTTCCCATCTTTGAATTGGATCTCAATGCGCTGGATAGATATTGATGCGCCATTGATGTTGGCCTCGTAACCAGTCTGCACCATCTTCCCACTGCCATTCACAGGCAGCGATAGAGTCTGCAATGCCACGCCATTAGAGTACTCTGCTATGTTGTACTCGGCGATGCCATACTCGTAGACACCTTGTGAAGGGATCAGTGCGTTCCCAGATTGATAGTTCGTAGAGAAGTCAAATCCCCACTTCATCGTCAAATACTGATTCGTGCCACCGATCACAACAGCACGTAATCTCTTGAGAACAGAAGTAACATTTGCGTTGCCAAGATCAGCATGGTTGGTGAAGTACTGGAATCGGTACGCTGATGTGTAATCTTGATACGTGCCGTACTTGCCAACATAGCCATTCTTGCCGATCAACACATCTCCATTGCGCCTCGACAGCAAGGCCGTAGGCTCAATGTTGTTCCATGTGGTGACCCTGAATGAGCCGTCTTGCAATTGAACCCTAGTGTCAAAGCAGTAGACCTCTTTGCTCGTAGGCAGGGTCAACAGATAGAAGGCCTCTGACTCTGAGTACACAGACTTGATGTTTGCAGCAGTTTCAGTAGAAACAACCTGGATCAAGTCATTGCGAACATTCTTGGACAGATCTCCAAGAGGAGCAGACTTCTCAACAATCGTCCTGGCAAACGAGCGCAGACCAGAGTTGGACAAGAACAGAACGTCCTTACCAGTGGTCTGGATTGAGTCCCTAGAAATACATCCAATGCCGCCAACCGTATCGCTCAACTGCATCGTCGATGGCGTAGTCGCATCCTGATAGACAAGGATCTGCCGCTTGCCGAAGATGATCAAGAATCCATTGTGAGCAGCAAGACCCTGAATCTCATCAGCGCCATTGGGCCAAACCCTATCAACATTGAGAGAGCCAGCAGTCCCGGTAGACCACACATGCCCAGCCAACAGATCCGAAAAGTAAACAGTGTTCTTGACCGTGCTTGTATTAGCCGTCCAGAGCCGTCCAAAAGCCGATAGGGCGATGTTGGCGCTAGGGACAGTACCCACGTAGCCAGTCTTCTCTGTAACGCGCCTATAGGTCGTTGTAGACACAGCAGGATCGAAGATCAAAGGATCATGACCCGTCTGGAAGAAGTAGGTGATGCCGTTCAAGGAAGCGCATGACCAGTTGCTGGCGGTGATGGTCGGCGCTGACCCTCCCCCCCCATAGGTCAATTCAGAAACAGCATTAGACCCATCTAGCTTAAACAGCTTGTTGTTGCCAGCAAAAAGAACCGTGATAGTGCCGTCCGTCTGCACCAACTCATGGATTACGCCAATGTTGTTGGCACCAAGGTTCCCTGACGATGAGTTGACCCTTGACCAGCCCTTGCGAGATCCAACTCGGCCATAGCGGTCAATAATGCAATTTGTCGCAACCAAAGCAAACCCAGACTCCAGATTAGTTGGAGAGTCCTGAGTGTTTAGGCCAAAGAATCCCGGCGCTGAAACACTTGCTGTTTGCAGTGCTTGGCTCATACCGCAATGAACTCCTGGCTCTCTGGATACCGAGTGCCCTCCAGGGCGATGTAGTCAGACAGCATCGATCTGTACAACTGGTAAGCCTCAGAAGAGGAGAAGCCCCCGTCCTCACCACGCTCAATCAGTGCCCTCGCATATGCATTCTGCACAACCAGCACATCCGGAACCAACACAGACGTTCCATCAGCGGTCAAAGTAGCCTGCGGAACCGTCAGCGCAAACTGGATTGAATAGACGTTATCAGGACGAGCGTAGAGAACAACCTTGGTGTCTCCGTTGCCATCCACGCCATCGAAGCTGTAGTACTCTGGGATGCCGTCGATAGCAGGCACGAAGTTCTGGAAACGGTTCATCTCCACGAAGCTGATGTTTAGCAGCCCGACGTTGGAGGTGACGTTGATCGCGTCCATGACCTGAAACTTCTGCCCGGCACCGGTCATCGAGTAGATGTAGGTGCCTGCCACCGTAGGGATCGTCACGGTCTGGCCCAACACATTCCACGCGAAGGCGTCCTCAATCTGCCGCTTGGCATCATTGACGAACTTGCCAATCAGGCTGGAGTAAGTGGTTTGATTCGCTGTAGAAACAGTCGTTTCACGCAGTCGGATCAACACATCATTGATGAGTTCTAGGTAGGTCATTGCCGTGTCAATCCTATCTCTTCAAACGTAGCGATCACAGAAATAGTCGAACCAGATTCTGAAATCGTAGTGATGTAGTCACCCTCTTCCAGGACAAAGTACTGGTTGACATCAATCTCAGCGAGCGTTGATTTGGCAGAAAGCGTGAACTCAGTCGTGATCTGAATTGTTTCAGCGGCACTTGAGTCATACCAGCTAAAACTTATGTGCTTGTTTGAGGTTCCATTATTCGATGCGTGCAGAAGGACACACCTAGCGTAATAGCCGGTTGGCACTGTGTACAACGTTGTAGTTGTAGCAGCAGTTAGATTTCTACCAACCGAGAGTGGCCTCACTTTTTGTTCCTCGCTGAGATTGCCTTAGCTTTCGACTTTGCATCTGCTTTGGACGATGCGCCCCAGGCTCGGAGGGACAGAAGAAGACGAGTGGGTTCGCCATTCTTGTACTCAGGCCCAGGCATATTGCCCATACGCGCTAGGAAGGAGGCCCTTCGAGGGTTGTCGCCTGATTTGACGGGAGGTTTGAGATCCCCGCCTGTAGACTCATTATAGGACTTTCTGCCTTTGGCGTTAAGCCCTCCAGCTGGATTTTTACCCTCTTTACGAGTCCATGCGGGCGTTTTCATCTGTACCTCGCGGTCTTTTTGGCCACAGACGCAGGCTGTTTAACAAACTGCTTACCCGCCTTTGTTCCAGCCCGTTTGGCCTTGGTTGTGGCTGCATACTCAGCAGGCGTTAAAGCCTTGATGGCCGCATCAGGAAGATAGCGCTCGCCTGTTTTAGATGATGGTTTACCAGACTTTGTGCGCCATTTCTGCGCTGTCCAATCCCGAAGCGACTTCTGCGGGTCTTTCATTTCTTGGCCTTTTTAGGCGGCGTATGCTTAAGGACTTGACTTTTAGCCGTATGCTTTTCGCCAGTCATCAAAACGCCTGCCTCCTTGTGCATCGGGCCTTTATAGACTTTGCCATTTGGAAGATAGTGTGTCGCGTTCTTACTCATGACTTGTAACCTCCCCCTTTGGCTTTGTACTCACGGGCCAGCAGCTGGGCCTTGCGGGCGCTCCATTCACCAGGATCACCACCCTTTGTTCCGGCCTTAATCTTCTCAAACAAAGCCTTTCGCATGGTCGGCTTGGTGTAGACGCCCGCTTGATTGACTTTGCTTTTGGCTTTCATTTTTTCTTCGCCTTACCAGCTTGCGACAGGGCAATGGCTATGGCCTGCTTGCGGCTCTTGACGACCGGGCCGCCTTTGCCCGAGTGCAGGCCACCAGCTTTGTACTCGCGCATGACCTTGCTGACCTTCTTCTCGGCCTTGGTCTTCATTTCTTGCCCCGAGTCATCTTGTTGGTCATCGCACGCTGGCCGCGCTTGGGCAACGGCTTAGGTTTGCCAACCGCAACCATGATTGCCACAGGCATAGCCATCTTCTTAGAAGGCTTTTTAGAGCTAGACATTTTTGGTGCTTTTCCGTACATGATTTATCTCCGTTAAGTAGCGAGCGCAGCGCGGCGCGGGCGCCCAACGCGCTTGACTGGCGCGGTCATGGGCAAAGCGCGGTGTTCTTCTTGAGTCGGTGCTTCTTGGCCAGTCTCATCGACCAGAACGTAGCCAGTGTGGCCCTTCATGGACTCGATGTCATGAGGCTGAGTGAACGTCACCGTATTACCACTTGCCAAACAACGATAGGTAGCCATTTGAAATCTCCAAAGAAAACAGGGGGGCTTGTGGCCCCCCGTCTTTTACACAGCGCGCCCGATAACGAGCGTAACAGTGGTTGATGCCAGATTCACAGATCCAGCGGTTGGGTTGTAGGTGACGATAGTCACCGTGTTAGCAGCAGAGACATAAGCCCGTTTTACCAGACCAGCCTCGCTCACACCCATCGAAAACCCGATAACCATATCGCCCAAGGCAACGCCAGGAACAGTGATCGTGTCGGTATCCGTAGCACCAGCACTGACAGCGCCAGCGTCAAGGGTACATTGAACTTCCCAGGTGTCCGAGAACAAGCCCCGGAATTGATCGTTTCCACGACGGGAAACGACAGCGGATGCAGCAGCCATTTTGATCTCCTATAAAAAAGACCCTCCCCCCGGAGGGGGAGGGGCAACTGCAATTAGGCCGGAACAGCCAGGGCGAAAGCAGCGGAGGCGTCAGCAGCAGTACCAGTAGCATTGGTACGCAGGGCCTTCACACCGTAGATCGTGTCTGCGGTGAACAGGGTGCCAAGGTACTCTTGCTTGTACTGAGTCTGCGAGCGAATGCCAAGCTGCTCAACCAGGACCATCGAGTCACGATGACCCATCAGGCAGATACGGTCTGCGCCGCTGTTACCAGCGCCGGTGTCGGCATTGGACGAAGCGAACACAGCGATACCGTACAACTGACCGATTTCACCGTTGCGGATAGCATCGCCGTTGCCAACAAATGCTTGCTCGGTATAGCGGGCCAGACCCATCAGGGTGTTGCGGCTCGAAGGCGGGATCAGGAAGAAACGGCCATCCATAGGGATGTCGTTGTCATCCAGACGCTGGATGGTGCGACGGATAGCCGCATCAGTCAGTGCCGCAGCGTTCGAGGTGCTGCTGTTGTAGGCGGTGGTGCCATCAGAGCCAATATATGCCTTAGTGCTTGCAGCACTGGTGGCATAGTCGTTGGTACCAATGGTGGCGCCGTTGAAAGCGCGTCCAAGCTGAACCAGGTCGGTATCAATGCGCTTAGCCAGAGCGTAACCAGCATCTTCCGTGTAGAAAGAACGCAGGCTCGTCAGGGCTTGCACCTCAACAATGTCCTCGATCAAACGGCTGTACTCATAGTGCTTGTTGATCAGCACCTGAATATTGGTGTCGCTCTCTGCAATCAGAGTAACGGCATCAGTAGCAGCTTTAGCCGAAGCATTGCCACGGGCAGGCGACGGGATGTTAACGGTATCACCCTTTTTGCCACGGAAGGACATCTTCTTGACCACATTGGCCAAGACGAGGTTCTTTTTATAGGCAGCGACAATCTCATCACTCCAGATTTCTGGAATGAAATTGGCCGCAGAGGTGGTGGTTACCGAATTGGTAGGGGAAAAGGCGGTGTTTGCCATGTTAAATCTCCGAAAAAATGTTACCGAACACGCCCTTCAGAGTACGCCTGCATGATCTCATCACTCAGGGATTCGTACCTAGCCGGGTCTGTCATTTTCAGCCGAATGAGGTCTGCCCGCCGGTAGACTCTTTTGGAACTCTCGCCAGAGCCACCTACATCAACTTGCGCCGCTTTCATGTTCTTGACCCGTGTGGCGTCGCTTGTTCGCTCTGCCTGCTGGGCTTTAACACCGCGCAATTGCTTAAAAGTGGACAACAGTTCGTTGGCCGAGTCATAGTCAAATTCAGCATCTGCTTTCGCGTAAAGCGCCAGACGCACGGATGAAGATTTCACCCAGTTCTGGAACTCTGAATCGCCCACGACTTGTGTGAAGTCGGGGTGCTCCTGCGACAGCTTTTGCTGAACCTGCATCCGCTTGAAGTCCATGCTGGCCTGTCGGGCCGCAAGAACGTCTGGATGCTTTTCAATGGTCGCCTGAACTGCTTTTTGAGGGTCTTGGAAAAAGTCAACCTCCGGTTCATCCTCGTGAACACGCTGTTGCTTAGAGCCGAGGTTTTGCTTGATTAACTCGTCACTCAGCTTGCGGATTTCGCCCACTTCTTGAGCTTGCTTGCCAATCAACTTTTCAGCTTCTTGGTGCATCCGCACGACTTCTTCCAAACTTTTGCCCCTGTATTTTTCAGGGAGTTCAGATTTCGCCTCTTCTGTTTCGAGTTCGCCTAGCGGCTCGGGTTCTTGGTCAATCAGCATAATTGGTTTCCTGCCAAAACGGTTGTAGGAGATTCAACTCGGCCCTGTGGCTTATGAGTTGGCTTTGCGCTCCGCATTCAACTTCTCAACGTGTCTGTGCTCAAACCGCCCGTGGGCAGATGGAAAAGAGCCAGACCAGCCTTCCAAGTTAAATTTGGGTGCGCTTATGACGCGGCTGGCTGTACCGCCGCATCCACACTGCACCTCAGTCGTCTCATAACCGACTAAAGCCTCAGTGCGATGCCCGCATACGCAGGCAAATTCATAAATTCTTTTCACTTGTCAGATCCTCATACGCATCTTCGCTGACCTTTTTCAAGGTTTTTAGCCAGATCAGGATGGAAATCTCGCCTTTACGAAATTGTAGACTTTTTTCGTCCGCAATGGTAGAGACATTGTTCATTGCGGCGAGCATGTTGTCAACATCCTCCATCATGGCAATCCAGCCAGGATGAATGAAGAGATCAAAACGGTCTTCGTAGTATTTTTGCAGTTCTGGGGTCATCAGTTCCCTCTTTTTGTCAGCATGGCGCTGGCGATCTCCAGCATGAACTTGGTCTGCTCAAGGTTTTTGGGCTGTTCCGTCCAACCCGCAGTAACTTGCCCAACAAATCGATGCGAATCGGGCGGCACACTGACGCGGCAAGTGTAAGTCACGCCTTTTTCCAGATACCAAAGCCCAACTTCAGACTGCGCGTACCGGTATTCGCCGCAAGGGATCTCGTTGGTCATCAACTTGACCACATCGGCATTGTTCGAGGCGTTGTGGGTAAATAGACCGACGTCTATGTTCTCAATGGTCTTGTCACGTCCGTCTTTGGTATAGGCTTTGTACAGCGTGCGGGAGTTAAACAGCGGGTTGACCTTGAAGATCGCCACAACCGTAGCGCCTGTCTGCTTAAAAAGCATCGTCGCAGCGTCGTCGGCTCTGTCTGTCCGTATCTCTGGCAGCTTTTGTGATTCTTTGTAGGCGTCACGAATGAAGTCTTGGCTTTCATACAGAGCAAAACCAGCAAAAGCAAAGACTGCCATCAGGATCACAGCAAACAACTTGAACGGCGAGTCAACGTACCCGAGAACTTTGTCAACGATTGTCTCGGGCTTTTCACTCATTTCATCTGCCCCGAGATCAATTGCATGACCACCCACACAATCACGCCAATTGATACAAGCGCAACAGCGCCGCCGCCAACCAGTATCATCAACTCTTCGATTTCGGCTTGTCGCCTCTTGGCCGCTTCCTTCTTGCGCCTTGCGTCATGCGCGGCGTCAATTTCCATTTGTTTGGCACGGGCTGTAATCCGCGCCCAGACGTCCATCTTGTTGCTCTGGAAGAAGAGCATCTTGATCTGCTCTTCAAACTCCCTTGCCGACTCCAGCGCCATCTCTAGCTCAAGCGCTTTGCCTAGCGTAGACCCTTTAAACCCGCCAGCCTTGGCCTGCTTGACCACCTCAATGGCCTGCTCCTTGGCGTCAAAGTACTTGCCCAGCACCGGCCCAAGGGACGCAACATCGTCCACTGTCTTCGACACCTTTTTTACAAGGGCAACAGCAGACGATATGGCAGATAGGGCGGTGATGGGATCTATCACGTCAGCCTCCCCTGAAATGATTTCCAATCCATGCTACAGCAGCGCCAACAGAGGAAGCAATAGTCATCCCCATCCAGAAGCCGCCTTTGCCTTTATTAGCTAAAGCCAAAAGCTCCTCGATCTGGCGCTCCATCTTGTCTACTTTCTTGTCCATAGACTGTACGCGCTCCCATAGAACGCCATATCTAACTGGATCAATTTCGCCAATTTCCATTACTCTTCTCCAGTAATTTCTGGCGCTTGCTCCTCAATCCACACCTGTCGCCACACGCCATCAATTAGTTGCGGCTCCTGCTCCACCGCCACCATTCCAGGGGTTCTCGGCATGGGTGTAGGTAGGACAAGCGGAATCCCAGCCTCTTGCAAGGCTTGAAGATTGACATTGGCAGGAATGCTGCCATCAGGATTGAGAAGGAACTGTTTTGGCATGATTAGAAGAAAGTAACTACGCGAACATAGCCGTTGCCGCCATCTCCGCCTTTGCCAGAGTTAACACCGTGGCCTGCGCCACCGCCACCACCACCGCCACCCGGATAGCCTCCGTTTCCGCCAGCGCCTGCTGTGGTGGTGCCACTGCCACCTGCGCCGCCGCCATCGCCACCTACAAAGTATGTGGTTGCGTTAGAGCCATTACTTCCATTGCTATTGGAACCACCACCAGAACCACCTCCTGCCGTACTGGCGTTTGAAGAAGTCAGAAGCGAACCGCCTTTTCCTCCAGCTTGTCCGGCAGAGGTTGTACTAGAATTTGCACTAAATCCAGCGGCACCACCGCCGCCCCCTGGCCTGTATCCCCCTCGTGAACCCGTTCCTCCACCGCCTGTGGTTCCAGCACCACCGCCAGCAGTATATGTAGTTGAAGCAATTGAAAATTCGCCCAGACTACCACCAGCCGAGCCAGGTGATCCTGTTGATGTTGTACCGCCAACACCAGCCGACCCGGCTCTAGCTATTGCCCATGACCCAAATGATGAGCTATCTCCAGGGTTTCCTGAATTGCCATTTGTATCATCTGCTGTTACGACCGCTCCGCCAGTACCGCCAGCACCAACAGTTACAGTTTCAGTAGAACCAAGAGCAGAGGCTGGAATCCAAAGTTCTATTCGTCCAGAACCTCCACCTCCACCGCCGCCAGATGCGGCAGTTGCAATTGATCCCAATGCGCGTCTGCGACCTGCGCCAGCACCGCCACCACCGCCATACAGCAACACATACACCAGCTTTGCCCCCGCTGGCTTAGTCCATGTTGAAGTACCTGTGCTGGTGAACTCTTGGATGTCTGCGGAGGAGATGCCGCCACCAGATGCAGCCCATGCAACACCAGCAGCAGCAGAAGAATCAGCAGTCAGAACATATCCATTTGTTCCCGCAGAAACGCGCACATTGTCTGTGCCGTTGTGAGCAATCAGATCGCCCTTACTGGTTGTTGGTGCAAGAGCATCAAACGCCGCTGCCTGGGTTGTTTGACCTGTACCACCATTGGCAATTGCTAGAGTTCCAGCAAGCGTAATGACACCACTAGTAGTAACTGGACCGCCGCTAGTGGTCAGTCCAGTAGTGCCACCAGAAACATCTACTGATGTAACAGTTCCAGATCCACCACCACCAGCGACGTTAACCGTAACACTGTCGCCAGACGCCGTGGCGGTTACGCCCGTGCCAGTGAAGTTGATGTTGCGAACGCCCGAGGTGATGGTCGAGCCTTCGTCTTGGATCGCCACCGTGGAGTTGGTGGACATTGTGACCTTGATCTTTTCTGCAAGATCAGGAGGCACAACTTCACCGACATTGATTTCTTTTCCGGTTGATAGCGTAATGACGAGACTGCCATCAAAGTCGATTTTGGCATCAGTTACAGATATGCCATCTTGACCATCTTTCCCGTCTTTACCATTCTTTCCGTCTTTGCCATCACGGCCATCACGCCCAGAAACGCCGTCTTTGCCTCTTTCGCCAGGGTCACCCTTTGGCCCCCGCTCTGGCACTATTGACTTGGCATAATCAAGTTGGGCTTGAACATCATATTTAATCTTCTTAATCTCATCAATGATGAGTTGAACATTGAATTTGACCCGCGCTTCTTTTTTCTCTTTTAGTTCTTTTAGAGTAGCCTCAACTTGCGACAGCGCGAGTAACTTCTCCTCATAGGAGAGGTCACCAGACTCTATCTTTTTAAGTAGGTCTTTGACGTTAGGCATTTTGCTTCAGACCGTTGGTCAGTTCTGTCAGGAAGTCTTCTTCTGTCTTGGCTGCTGCCGACAATTTATCTGTCATTTGAAGTTCTACGATCTTCGTCTTGTTCTTGATGTCGGCTTCTTTGAGCATCAACTCGGCAATCTTGACCCTCTTGTCAAACTCACTAGACTCTTGTCCTTGCGGCAAGTTCTTGGTAGTAGAGGCAATTACCTTGGCCTGAACTTCCTGCGGCATAAGCTGTGCTTCAGTCAGTAGCTTTTGCGCTTCAGCACGGTTGTTTTCAGCCTGAGTTGTCTTAACCGCAATATCAGCCTGAGCAGCCTGGAGTTGCAACTGCTGCGCTGCCATAGCCATCTGCTGCTGTTCAGGATTTGGCTGAGACATCTGATCAAGAGCACTGATTAGCTCATACCTGTTGGACAGGCTAGAGTTGTTCAGAATGCCCTTCAAAATCAGCGGCAGGACAGGCGTGTTAGGCCCAAGAGTCTGCAACAAGCCGATGAACTGTTGCTGTTCGTACTCACGGGCGATGATGCCAAGCGTGGCCGTCGGGATGAACTTCATGTCCACCGATGGGTAACGTTCGGGGTCGAACTGCATATACCTGAACGCCGCCTTCTGGATGAATGGGATCAGGAAGTCCTCTTGGAAGTTGACCAGCGTGCGCTTGTACTTCTTAATGATCGTGGCCACCGCCATCGACATCCCCGCCCCGTCTCTGGCCGCTTGGCTGACCATGCCTTGGCTGTCGAGCGTGCCGGTCGATTGCAGCAGCATCCGCTCGAACTCTTTGGCCGTATTGAGGTTGTTCGGGCTTGTCTCACCAAACTTGAACGGGAACAAAATCTCGGCTGGGTTGCCGTTAACCATGAACGCCTTGCCCGGCTTGACCTCAAAGCGAGCGCCTCTGGGCAGTCGCGTGGCGTCCATGCCCATCATGGGGGATGTCGTCAGCGCCAGAGAGTCCAAATGGCTTCTGACCTGAGCGTCAATCGCTTTTTGCATGTTGTAGGACTTCTCCACCGTACCCCGTCCTAGCAGTCGGTTGGGCACCGTGTCGTCCTGATAAGACAGGATGGGCCTGTCCTTCATCATGTACGGATTTTCTTCAGCCTTGAGCAGCATTGAGCCATTGGCGATCACCACAATGGCCTCAACCATGTTGGTGTAATCTTCAGCCGCTGAGTCGTCAGGAAACAACTCAACCACTTCGCTGTCTTCTTCGGTCAAATACTCCTTGGGCACCAGACCGTAGTAGGTCAGTAGACGCACCTTCTCGTCTTGGTACTGGCTTACTTCCTGCGTAGGCTCAAGGTCTGTGTCTTCATACGTCGGAGTAATGTTGACCTTGCGGTAAATACCCTTTTCAATGCCCTCTACCACCTTGTGGATGGAGACATACTTCTCAACCGCCACGCCCATGCAGTCGTCAATGCTAGTGCCGTTGGGGTCAAACAAGAAGTTCTTAGGATTGACTGGGTTTATCTTGACGGCGACGCGGTTTTTCTCGACAACGCCGATGGCCGCTTGCTGCGGCTGACCGGGAATGCGCTGGGTGGCTGGCTCGAAGACCTTTTCGGTCTTGACAAAAATCTCTCCGATGCCCGTCCCATAGATTTCAGCCATCAATTCGATCTGATCGATAGACTTGCGGATTTTGTCCTGCTTGAAGTCCTCCATCAGTTGCGCTTTGAGCATCTGAACGTCGAGCGGATTGCCATCAACATCCCTCAAATCGTCTTGGATGTCGAAAAACTCGCCCTGGCCGAAGATGGCCTCCATGATCTCAGCGTGCCGCGTCTCGACTGCCTGCTGCGTGGCGGGCGTCACAATGCGGCTGCGTTCGCTTTCGCGGGTTTTGTCTTCCGAAGCCCACTCGCCACGGAAAATACGCTCATATTCTAGCCAAGAATCAAGAAAGTTCGTGTCCCTGTATGTGCGCCAGCGGTCGCAGTGATCGACAACGAAAGCGGTTAGCTCTTTGTCGTTCTCTGATGGTTCATCGAACTCGTTTTGATCCATATCAGACCCCCGAAATCACATCCAACGGCTCCCACTCATCGCTGTCTTCTTGCTCGAAGTAGCTAGTCACCGCCAGTTGGTCGATGTAGCTTAAGGCGTCGGGCAGATCGTCATGCACACCTTGCGACGGGAACATCAGTAGCTGGTCTACAAACACATCCCAGTCTTCCTCGCTATTGAGCACAATTCTGCCGTG